GCTTATCTACAATCCAATACTTAAACCACGATCTTATTTTACTTAGCATAATGTTTCCTCCATTGGTGATGTTTAAATTCTAAGTTTGTTTTCTCTACTATACGATCTAACTCAGCATCCTCTTGTTCTCTCCACATACGAATGAGTTTGTACACATACTGCCTTGACACACCTACAAGATTGGCAATCTGATTGCCATTCATACCCTCCTCATGCAGTTCACGTATCCTTGCGGTACGCTCTGCACTCTCAGGCGGATTAGATGGTTGACATAATGCATCATACTCATCCTGTGAAAGATTAAGATTGAGTTGATATCTTATTGTTGAGACTGGTTGCAAGATTATGTTGGATATCTCTGTTAAAGAGTCACCTCTCTTGCGTAAATCTATGGCTTGTTCAAGCCAATAGGGAGACTTATTTCTTCTTGGCATCATTCTCCTCTGCTTGTCGCATAGCGTTGTCAATGATGTCATCTAACTCAGCGTTGCTAACTGGTTTAGTTCCATTCATTTTGTGTAGCTTTTCTTTTGCTCGCTTTAGTTCTTCTGCTTGCTTGACCACACCACGTGGGTCGCCTTCAAGTATGTCTTTGCCTGTAACATATCTGTCATGTACATGTGCAAACCATCTAGGTGCAAACGTATCAAGATGATGCTTTGCTATAAGACCAACTAAATCCTCAAACCACAGGACATATTTTCGTACTGTGTTTACACCTTCCTTTTCTATGTCAAATATCCAATGGCTTTCAGCCAAAGACCGCAAGTCCTCATCGCTTTGCAACTGCCTATACCTACCTGTCTGTACCATGTGATACACATTTGATGTGTCGCTGAACTTCTTGAACTCTTCACCCCTAAGTATAGGGTCATTAGCACGTTCTCTACCTACGATGATTACTTTCTTGGGTAGCACAACAACTTCTTTTTCTTTCCTGTTGTCATAAGCACAGATGATATCTGTCTTACGTACCATGCCTTGCAAGAGTATGTACTCATTATCTATAGCCATACGTAACGCAAACTTCTCAGCCACCTGTCTATCTGTAGTCCATGAACACCCTTGTTCATTAAAGCTATGACACCCTCTGAATACTGCAAATTCATCAGGCAAACTAAGAAAGAAAGCCTTGTCGTCAGGCTCAAGTGTGCCTAAACGATGCTCGCTTTGTAACATGTCATAGTTAAAACCCCAATCGTCATACTCAAACATGTCATTGATTAAAGGCATGAAGTCAGATGGATTCTCAACTGAGTTCCAATACTGATGGAACATAGTCCAAAAGTTTATAGGCTCTACCTCTCTGTACAAAGCATGTAGTGCCTCAATCCTATAAGGCTTATCTACATACAACATTAACTCTGATATGTCCGCTAACTGTTCTTTTATTTTTTCTTTATTCATTTGTTTTCCTTTTTATCTATAGCATCATAAACTTGTTTAGCTATCACAATCCCCCACAAACAGTCAGTCTGTAAGGATTTGTGAAGCCATTCATTTGCATTGTTTAAACGCTTCTCCCGCATCTGGTTCTGTTCGGGAGTTGTAAAGTCTATGTTAACTTTATGTGGCTTGATGTGCCACGTGGTTTTTTTTACAGACTGCATGACAATCTATCGTTAGTATCCAAAGCTTTCTGCAAGAAAGATATAAGCAAGTCTGCCTCACCTTGTAGGTACTTCATAGCATCGTCATATGTCCACTCGCTAGGCATGTTGTCTTGGAATCCCTGACTCACATGCAAAGGTGCATCCTCAACCATGTCTAGGAACTTACGTATACCATCGGTATCTAAGTAACCTTCGTCATCACACATAGGCAAGATGTCATCCCACCACGACAGGTTCATCGCCCACAGTACGCTACCTGAGTTGTACGAATCACGAAAGTACACGTCACCCTGTTTATACAGGTCATCATACACATCCATCATGTGTTGCTTTTGTGCTTGTGTAAGTTCATCGTGATTTACATCGTGAGCAAAACCCTCAAGCGTTTCTTTCTTATCTGCAAACTTCTTATCGTATGCCTTCTCTAAATATACATCTGCTCCCATTACTTTTTCTCCTTTTGTTTTTTTAATTCATTAAGTTTAAGTTTCAGTTGCCACCTCTTAGGTTTGCGTTGCAACCCCTCATCAGGATTCTTTTGCCATTCCTTATAAGCTTTAGTCAAGTCCATTGTTTCTCTCCAATAGTTGTACACCCATCTTACGTAACATATCCATCACCATGTTATGTAATGCCATGTTAGGTTCGTGACGAAACACAAGTGTCTCATCGTTTAAACTGTCTCTTGCAGTCAACAGGATATCCCCATCGTTCTTGAATTCAACAGTCATAGTGAGTTCACCCTCCGGTATATTTTCTTGCATACGCTTACTCCAGTTCGTAATTAATTAACACACTACACTTGCCAACAATCATGTCACCAAACGCAGTACGTCCTGTTTTTCTAAGCCACTTATTCCATTTAGTAGTAGCCATCCTATTGATTTCGTTTGAGTTATCAAACTTACCTTCTTCATCTATGATCGCATGACACTCTTTATCATCGTGCATGACAGTAATCACCTCTATCAATCCACTCTTAGTCCATGACTGCATAGTTTTTAAGTCAGGTTTTTGATCGTACTCTACTATTTCAAAGAACACACCCTCATCATTAGGCACATCATTTATGTGCATCACATTATATGTATCACTCATACATCACCCCCTAGTGCAATATTTCATCGTTAAGTACACGCTCAGCTTGAGCATCCATGCCTTCAAGAACTTCTTCATCAGACATTTTTACCATCTGTTCGGTGTTCACTCTGTGCTGATTCCATTCTTCGTACCAATCAAGCCTACCGCTTACATCTTCAAGCACGTCTTTGACCAAAGCTTTTTCTGTACGTAGCATCATGTGGCAAAGAAAAGCAGTAAGCATGTCATACCATACGCTTACAGGGTCGCCTTCACGTTCTTTGATTTCTTCAAAGCCAACCATGTTTACAAATGTATTTGTGAATCCCCATATCCTTTCGTATGCATCTATAGCCTCACCTAAGTCGTCACCTTCGGCACATACAGTCTCGGATATTTTACGTAAGAACTCTTTATCTTTTTTATTCATGTTAATATCTCCTTGATATTATTTTAGTTATAGTTACCAACATGTCAACGTAATTTAACATTACGTTTACACACTCTCTGTTACACTCTATACCAATACGTTACGCCATCAAAGTTAACACTTTCATAGTCGTATTGTTGGTCACGTGCAAATCCCTCAATGTCTATGTAGCATTGTAAAGCCTCATCTACTTCATTAAATGATGTAAAGTAATCCCACATGTAGTCCTCAAAATAACTATCCCTTATGAAAGTAACTCCAAATTCTAGGTGTTTCATTCCATCATCGTAGTTATCGCAAAACTGCTTGACTATACTTTCTAGGGCAAAGTCTCTATCGTCTTTGTTATTTTTTATATAATCAAGTACGTCTCTGCTATCAAACACATCTTCATCATTATGAATTTCTTTATCCATTACACATCCTCCAAGAACCTATCACCATAAGCCTCTGTTGCATTGATTGCTTGATCTACTGCGTTCATGGGTATGTTTATTGCTATGTATCCATTATCGCCAAACCAATCAGGCAGACAGGCAAGCAAGTCTTTTGCGTTGTACAGATTCTGTATCGCTTGCTCATATATTTTCTTATGATCTTCACGTTCACCTAAGTCTGTATCAAATTCCTCACTCATGCAAACCTCCTAGCTTTTCTGCGGTTACTTGGTTTAATTCTGTTTAAACACTCCATAGCCACAGCATTCCACAAGCCTAGTGTACATACACCAACACCAACACCTGATGCAAAGAGGACATACACATCTACCCCCCCTACATCATAGGCAATATGTAAACCATACGTATAACCTAGACCACCAAATGCAACTAATCCCATAGCAGTTGCCACTATTATTATGATGTTAAGCATCATCACTCTCCTTATTATCAACAGGTTCACCTGTTATTTTATCTACAGGGTATGCATGTACTCGCATACCTTCTGCCTCACGTGTAACCTCAACCCTAAGAGTTTGACCTTCTTTAAGTTTAGGTTCTTCCTCAGCAATGGCTAACTTGATAGCCATGTTGATTCTTTCTTCTATTGATTTCATATCACTCCTTATATGTAGTAAGTATATTCATATACATTCATATACCTTACTACTTATCTTCTAACTTAGTACCATCCCAATCTAAACCTTGGGTTTGATTCTCGTATATCTCGATTGTCCTAGCCATCTGTCTGTCCATGCTACTCTCACGCATTTCATTTACAGATGGGAAGTACACACAACCATGCCTCATGTGAAGTGGTAACTCAGCCGGAGTACCATATCC